CGCGCCGCGCGCGCGGCTTTGCGCTGCGGCAAAGGCAATTTCGCCCCATTGCGCTTTGTCTTCGGGCAAAAGGACGAAACCGGTGAAATAATGCTGCTGCCCGACTGGATAGCCCAATCGCGTCGCCATTAACGGAACTGCCTGCCCCGTTGCCCCATGATTGCCCGTGATGACCCAGTCATAATCTTCTAGCTGCAACACATCGAACGCTGGCTTGGCCCAGCCCAATGGCACATTCGCGCGCATGGCCTCGGGCGCATCGGCGTCCAGCACGGTCGGCAAATAGACCAGCAATAAAGTCTGCGCGCCTGCGCTCCCGGCTTCCGCCTGCACGGCAGCGCAGATCGATGCTGTGGAGGCGGCAAGTATTTGCCCCGCTTTGTCCAACATCGCCTTTTGCGCCGCCGTTTTGGGGCCCTTTATGCTTGCTATGCTCACCGACAGCGCCCCAAAGGCCGCCGTGGCCGCCGCATCATATAGGCAAATCCGTCCGTCAGGCATGATCCACCACCATGGCTCGCCAACCTGAAACTTCACCGGCAATCCGGCGTCTTTCAATATCGCGACAAAGGCCTGCGCCACGGCCTTCAGGTAATTCATCGCGCCTGCATGTGCTGGCGACAACAATGTCGATGGCGGCGTCCAACCCGTCAGCGCCGGGTCACCGTTGGCCGCGCGTTGTTTCCAGTCATTCCAGCTATGCGCGTCAAACAATTCATAGCTTAACGAGAATATCAGATCATACCCCAGCTTTTTGGCTTGCGCGGCAAAGCTGCTGTGCCAGGCGATGCAGGGTGCATTCAACGCCCCGCCCGAAAGACTTACATAATGCGCATTGCCCAGCGGCTGTAACCGAAAATAATGGCTCATGCCGACATAATGGTTGATCGTTTCGCGATAGCCCAAAGCGTGGATTTGCCGCAACAGCCGCGTCGGCGTCTGGTTATAGGCATCATCATAGCCCGTCGCCATTTTCAGGTCATGTTCGGGGATGATCACATCGCCCGTATCGAGCATCACGCCCGCGCCATCGCAGCGGATTTCGCTGAGTTCGACCCATCCTGTGGCAGGCGCAGCAAGGTTGCCCGGCTGACCCGTATAGCTTGGCGGAATGAGCGAAATGAACATCCGGTCAATGTCGCCCGCGAACACAGGGTCGCCCTCTTCCGGCAGTAAAAACCCGCCAGAAAGATCGCTAAAATCAAGGACGATCTCTGCCTCCTGCGGCGTGCCAACGGCATAATTCCACAACCGCACATACCAGCTTTTGGCTGCACCATTGGCGTCGCGGCCCGATATGGTCAGCGTCGGGCCATTGACGGCATTTAACGGCATGATACCTTCAGACCGCCACCCGAAACGGATGGTCAGCCGCCGGTAGTCGCGGTTGGTTTCATAAGCGAGCAATGGGTGGTCCCATGCATCGACGCTGTCCCAGATCAGGCCTGCCAGATCATCTTTGCGATAAAATACCGCGTCTGCGCGCAAGGATTCCGGGCCAGTCGTCACCACCGACGCCATCATTGGGCGCGGGAAATTCACGGTCCAAAAGCGCGGGTCGAAGCGCATCACCGGCGATGACTTTTGCTGCCGCCTTTTGTCGCATAGCCAATATGCCATGGTTCAATCCCGCGCCAAAGCTTTGCGGACGGCACGCGCGACATGGCGCGAGGACCGTTCAAGCGCAGCGGGCGCAGTGCCGCGTGCATCGGACACGTTGATCGTCATCCGCACATGCGTTGTAACGCCCGACGCAGTCGATGTCTCAACCCGCCCGCTGCTCGTCGGCACAAACAATTCAGGCCCGCGTTCGCCGACACGATAGGCCCGGCCCGGCGACACAGGCCCACCCGTCGCACGGCCTGGCGCACCTAATGCCGCGCCTAGCAAACCCCCTAACGTGCCGAGCAGGTTACCCGCGCCGCCGCCACTGCCGCCATTCAAGCCCGAACGAATGGCGGCCGCCGCAATTTCCGATAACACCGACAACGCCACACGGCGCAAATCGTCAAAGCCGAATTTGCCGCGCTGAATGGCGCTCGTCAGCCCGCGTTCAAGCGCGGCCCCGGCGCGTTCCAGCCCGTCTGCAAATGGCCCGTCGAGTTCCGCGCGCATCGCGGCAACGTCGCTCGCAAAGGCGCGGGTGTCGGCACGCACCGACACGACCAGCCGGTCAATTTCTTCATCCATCATGTCTCTCCGCTTGGGCTATCTGGAAACTGGGTCATCAGTCGGCGCATAATGTCCGCGCTTGGCGGCGCTTCGCCATCGCCCGCAATCGCGTGCAATATGCCCAGCAATTCGGCGGGTGTGGCGTTCCAAAAGTCATCGGGCCGCCATCCCAATGTCAGGGCCGTGCGCGCCGCCAATTGGGCCGCGACATCGGCAAAGGTCATTGCCCGCTCAATATCTGGCCAAGTAGAATTTTCAGCGCGGGGGTCATGGCCGAAAGCCCAACCTTGGCAACGCTTTCGCTGAACCTATCGCGCGTCATTTCGGCATCCGCGTCATGACGGCAATGCCAGAATAAAGCGACCATTTCGGATAGCTTCAAATTGCCCGCCGCCGCACGTTCAACCAACGCAATTAACGGCCCAAGCTCCTCCTCTGCCGCGACCAGCGCCGCAAAGCTTGGGCGCAAAACGACCGCCCCGCTTTCCAGCAATAACGACGCCTCGCCGCGCGCCTTATTGGCCGACCGCGTCATAAGGACGTTACCTGTCCGCTGCTTTCCAGCGCCAGCGTGTAGGACCGCTCCCCATTGAAATCGCCGGCATAATCGAGCCGTGCGACCAGAAATTTTCCGCGCAGCTGCTCCCCACCTTCAAAACTCAATTCATAATCGTCCAACTGCCCCGAAAGGGCGTTGTTTTTGATCCGCGTTTCCGCCGATGAGCCGGTAAAAACGCCCGCCCCTGACACCGACACCGACCGCACACCCGCGCCCGACAACAATTCGCGCCACGCGCCGCTGCCCTTATGGGTGATGACCACCGGATCGCCATTGATCGACAATTGCGTGGTGCGCAGGCCAGCGACCGTTGCGTATACCGGCGGCGTTGCGCCATTGCCAACCTTCAACAGGAAGGCGCTTCCTTTTTCTACTGGCATATGCCCTTATCCTTTCGAAAATGTCCGCGCATCGGCGGAAAAAACAATTATGATTTAGACGGCGAGCAATCGGACGCGGTGCTCGACCAGCCCCGCCCATGGCCCCGCCGGATCGCGCAGTACGATCGACCGCAGGAAGACCAAGCTCGCGATCCGCCAGCCTGGCAAATCACGTGGGATCGCCAATAAGGCATCGTCGACATGGCCCATCAGGTCCGTGAGCCGCGACGCGGCCTCGCCATCATCCCACACCGTAAACGCCAGCCGGATTTCACGCCCCGGCTGCGTCTTCGTCCCCCAATCGCTCACCAACCCGTCGGTGACCGCGACATAAGGAAAGGCGGCACGGGGCGGCGGGCCGTCATAAATGCCCTTCAGTTGCGCGGCCAACACTGGGTGCGCCGATAGCGCCGCCACGGCGGCGGCTTGCAAGGCTTGCACTGCATCACTCATCGTCCGAAATTCCTTAATTGCGCGTCGTCCAGCATCCGGCGGCGCAGGTTTTTGGCCACTAAAGTTACGCCTTCCCCACTGCGTTCGGCGCGCACGCCTTGCGGTAAGTCGGCTACCATCAATCGGTCGCTGATCCGCTGCACGCGGGCTGCTCCCAGGGCGTCGGCTTTGGCCGTCAGGCGCTTAGTATTCATCGCACTTCTTCGCAGGTCAGGAGCATTTGCCCGGGCGTCTGCGGATCACTGAGCGCCCCGCGCACCGCGAGATATTTGCCCCGCCAAGTGAGCCGTGTGCTTAGGCCAAGCCCTTCGCGTTTGCGCAACGTCACCCGCCAACGCGGCAGTGCCGACAATGCATCGCCGCGCGTCAGATCGGCGGGCATTAACGGTGAAACCGCTGCCCATGCCTGCCCTTCATAGATGTAATTGCCTATTGCGCCTGCGCGGCTGTCACGTGTGCTCAGGCGCGTTTCGATCACGACACGTTCGCGCAACGTGCCGGCACATTCCCCGCTCATGGCAATTGCATCCGGCGAAATGGCAGCAACAACGCCCGTGCAGCGGCAGGTGGGCCAGCATCATCGCTCGCATCGCGGTTGTTGTAAAAATATGCCGTCAGCCGCAGCAAGCCAAGCCGAAGTGACTCCGGCAGGCTGGCCCAATTGACCGATAGGCCAGCGATAAGCGATATCTCTGCGCGCCCCGCAATGCCGGGCTGTAGCACCCGGAAATAGGCTTCTCCGCGTGAGCTGATCTTTGCCTCCCACGCCGATGCTGCCATCTCAAAACTTGGGCCCTCCGCCGGAATGCCCTTCACGCTCACGATTGACTGCACGGGCATGGCTTGCAAAATTTGCCAGCCCGACCCTGCCGTGACCATATCCTTTGCACCACGACGGATCAGTATCTGCCGCGTGAACTGCTCGGCATGTTCAATCGCGGCGACGGCGCAGGCGGCGAGCACAGTGTCATCGGTGCCCGCATCGACACGCACATAGGCCCGAACCTCGGCCAGCATGACGCTGTCGAGGCCGAGCGGATCAAGGCTCAACATCTGATGTTCCTTTGAAATATGGGGGACGCGCAACCGGGGTTGCGCTATTTTTAGCCATATTGGCATTTGATGTGTATTATTTTAACCAAAAACGGCCTCTGCCCATCAACACAGCGGGCAGAGGCCATAATATTTACGTCAATGAAAAGCGCATCAACTTGATCGCCGCCGAATTGATCAGCGCGCCACCAATACGCTTCGTTGCGTAGAAATGGACATAAGGCTTGTTCGAATATGGATCGCGCAAGATATTAGTCTCGCTCCGTTCGGCAATCAAATATCCCGCCTTGAAATTGCCAAAGGCAATCGACAGGCTGTTTGCCGCTATGTCGGGCATGTCTTCTGCCTCAATAACGGGATAGCCCATCAACGTATCCGGCTGTCCGGCAGCAAGGCCCGGTTGCCACAGAAACGCGCCATCGCTTGTCTTAAACCGGCGAATAACGGACAGGGTCGACGCATTCATGACCCAGCTTGCCCCCTGACGATAAGGCGCGCGCACGGCGTGCACCAGCTCCACCAACTTGTCTTGCGGATTAGTCGCGGCAAAACCGCCCGCCACGCCCGTCGGCACATATTGCACGGTGCCAAAGGGCCGCGTCGCATCGCTTGTCGTCGCAACGGGCGCGGTCAAAAATCCACGCGGGCGGTTGGTGCCATTGCCGTTGATGAACGCCGCACCTTCGGCCTTGGCAAATTCGGATGCAATTTCATCCGCCAGCCAGGCCTCCACATCAAATGCGGCATCATCCAGCATCGCCTGCGTCGCCGCCGGATTGGCGTAAAGATCGCCAAAGCTGGGGACGATTTCGTTGAATGTCGGTGTCCCTGTTTCCGGACGCGTCGCGGTTTCTGCGGCCCAACCCGACGTCACGCCGTTCTGCGTCACCAGCTTGCGATAGCCAGACGACCCCACGCGCACCACGCTCGAAATCGCGCGAATGGGGGAGATTGATTTCAATACGCTGTCGATAACTTCGTCAATTTCACGCGGCACGGCAAAGCCGCCATCGGCAGGCGTTACGCCCGTGAAGCTTTTCAACTCCACCTCCGACCCGCGCCGCAAATAGCCATCGACAAAGGCCGACCGCGCCGGGTCAGCGACCTTGCCCCCCGACAATACGGGCCGCGTCACGGCCACCGCTGGCACCGCCCCGTCAAAGACGGCGTCCAGATTGTCTGCTTTAGTTTCATAATCCATGTCATTCTCCTTGTGTGAACTG